TGGATTTAAAAAAGACTTTTTGGAATCAATAAGTTAAATGTATATCCTACGTACAATATACGTTGTAAGAAATAAGCACGATCTTTGAATTTATATGGCGGCTGCGGAAGTATCCATCCGTGGCAACACGACGCTGGAATTGGTGCCACTATAGCTCTGGTGCCTGCCCTAAGTTTGCCGCCGATACTTTTGAGGATCGTGCTTACATCTTACAACCGTTTGCGAGACGTTGTACGCAAGCTGGCCCTTAAAACAGTAGTATAGGAGCGGCAATGGAAACAGCAGAAGCGATTTCAGCAATCCGTAGTAACTGGCCCGACGAACGGTATACGATGTTACGAGAGGCGTTGACGAAGGCAATTGCCGCTCTGGAAGCAGTTGAAGCGGGCCAGCCAGCGCACAACATCAGCGTTATGGCGTTGGTGCAGGAGTGGACGCGGCAGGCTCAGAACGGTTCCAATACGGACGATGAACGCGCAATTTATGAGCGGTGTGCGAGTGCACTGCACCAACTCAATGCCGCAAAATAAAAAGGCGCCGCACTGCATAACACTGAAAACGTTGTAAGAAATAAATCTTGCTCTTTAAAATTATAGGTTGGGCAGAAATGCGTAAACGGATAGCCCTTTAGCGGGTGGCGCTGGAGTGTATAAGCTAAATAGTGCACTCAAACTACCGTTGCCCAACTTAACATTATTTTTAATCTTTATTTTGGAGGCGGCGATGCGGGTAAAAATCACCAGTGCAAAATATAGCGTTAATGTGTGGTATGCGCAGTTTATCTGCAAAACTATCAAGGAAATCCGGTGGAAGATCAAAGTACTGCTATGGCATATTGAGGATTGGATTAATGATAGGAGATAAAACCATCATATACAGTCACTGGTGACAATGTACATTGCGCCAATGAGGAAAGTCAATTTTAATCTTAAATTAAGTAAAAAATACAGAAATAGGTAAAAACTACTTGACAACATAATTTAAAAGTATTATTATATAGGCATGGAAGTTACAACTAACGACCACGTAGCAATAAAAACTAGACCGAGCAATCAGCAATACCGCGACAATTTTGACCGAATTTTCAGCAATCAGCACAATAACAGCGCAGAACAAACTACCCTCGACGGTCCTGGTGATTTTCAGGACCTGGAAACGGTGCGATGATGGGCGGTACTATTGGGAATCAGAATGCTGCTTATCCACCAGAAGAGCGTGAATTTTACAAGTCTGAATTTATCAAGTATTTAGAAGAAGGTAATTGCCCTTCGTATTTCCCGCCAGTTAAAAAAGAAACCGTTGAAGAATGGTTCGTTTCGGACACCGAAAAGCAACTGCTCGAAAATGCAAAGCGGAAATATAAAGAGTTCTGGTTCAAGCAATTGAAGAGTGCTGCCACTGGAATAAATACAAATATCGTTCCTTCCGTTTTGATATTCACAACTAAAAACATTCTTAAAGACGAAGGTTTTGACGATAGGCAAAAGTCAGAACATTCAGGTAATTTGCAGGTCACGCGGATAGAATTGCCCGCAAAGGCACAAATCGGCGACCCTGTTGATCTTTGACAATCTGCTATGTCACAAAGCACATTAGCAATATGGAAACCTTTAAACAAGCGACAGCGCGAGGCATTGCGCCGTCCTGAGTTTGAGGTATTTTGTGGTGGTGAGCGCGGAGGTGGTAAAAGTGAAGTTGGCCGTGTCTGGTTGCTTGAACCTGAGTATGTAAATCATCCAATGTATCGTTGTTTGGTGTTGAGAAAAAACAGCACCGACCTTGATGATTGGATTTTCAGGATGAAAGCGTTTTGCGGTGGCTCGATTGAAATCGGCGGCAATCCCCCAACGATTAAGTTTCCAGGTGGTGGTCGCGGAACAATCGGGCATCTTGCAAACAAAGATTCATGGACACATTACGTAGGTCAAGAATTTCAGAAGGTGCTCTTCGAAGAGATCAATATTATCCCAGAAGAGCAGCGATATTTGATGGTTCTTGGCTCATGTAGATCAAGTGTTCCTGAGTTGATCCCGCAATGTATGAGCAGCGGGAACCCTGGCAACGTCGGGCATCAATGGGTTAAAAAGCGTTTTGTAGATTGTGCACGGGAGAAAACATATATCGATCCTCATTCTGGGTTGTCGCGCATCTTCATCCCGCTTAAACTTCGTGAGAACATCAAATTGCCTGGGAGTTACGAGCAGACGCTTCGCCTGCTTCCAATTGCGATACAAAAGGCATGGATTGATGGAGATTGGGACGCTTTGGCCGGTCAGATGTTCTCTTCGATGCCTGAAAGTGAACAGCCGCATTACCTGAAGGATGAAGAGACGACAACTATTGATGGCTCTTTTGACTTTGGTTCAAGCGATACCGGCCATTCATCATTCGGGTTCTGGTTCACAGACGCAAGCGGAGTACCTCACAGAATGGCAACATGGTATCACAAGTTGGGACACACCGCTGGAGATCAAGCGCAAGAGTTAAAGGACTTTGTTTATTCTTTTCCATTTACAGGAGCAAGGCCGCCTAAAATTGTTTACGCTGATCCGGCGATATTCGCAAAGCGTAAAGAACTTGGAATCGGTGCGACGCCTAAAAGTGTAGCTGATATTTTCATGGAGGTTACCGGGTGGAAGTTTGTTCCGGCACCGAACGCAAGGGCAAATGGATGGAGAGTTGTTCAGGACTATTTCGGGATTGACCCGATAACGAAGCAATCTAAGTGTTACGCATGGGATGGATACAATACGACATTTTATGAACACTTTCAGATGCAGGTTAGAAACCCTGATAATCCTGATGACATAGCAGAAAATAATTATGACCATGTGTGTGATGAAACACGATATTATTTAGCAAGTCATCTGAGCATGAGAAGCAAGATGATCGACACTGAAAAGAAAAAACCAGTACCTCAAAAAATAGGATACTACATTCCGTCTTCTACAAGTTGGATGGGCGGATGATAATAACAGTAACAGTTAATGAAGGAGAGTATTATGAAGGTTATTTCAATTGTTCTTATATCAGCCTTTGCGGTTTTTTCTCAAGTTAGTCCAGCGTACAATGTCAAGACGTTCTCATTCAGTATTCAGTCGTTCTCTAATGACTCGCTGAAGGCAACGCCGTGGTTCCCTGCTGGCGATGGTGAGGGTGTTGACTTTGTTGTGAAGTCAGCGGCAAAGGATTCTTCAGTTTTCACGGTAGCTTATCAGCGCGGATATTGGGATGGTGGAGCTATCATTGCAAAACGTCCCAGTGCAATAATGGACACATTCAATACCTTAGTGGCTGGCAATTTCAATGCGGCAGGAACAGCGGTTTATAACGCCTTCGGTGATACAGATGTTGTACAGGCCATCGACAGTTCGCAGGTCAGCGGATTCGTTGTGATGGCAAAGCATTTCTACCCGTTTCGCAGCCCCTACGCTCGGCTGGTGTTAAAAGGGCTGACCGGGAACAAGAAGACGGCTTACGGCCTGTTTGTGACAGTCTCACAGCCCAAATACATGAGGGTTGATGTTGGAACTGGAAAGCAGCCTGAATAGTATGACCACGGACAAAAAAGAGTTTGATGAATTTGCTATTACGTCAAAGGAGCAGGCCAAAAAGTACATTGATGGTTTGCTTGCTGAGATATCAGACAGGCGGAAGCGCAAGGCAGTAAGAAAAACGCTGTTGTTCAATCTTCGGAATAAATACGGGGATATTGTTTAAATGGCAAACATCTACAATAAAAAGCGGTTGACTCCTGCGGAAAAAGCAGACAAAGAGATCATCGACCTTGCCCTTAAACGGTATCAGGAATGTGACCCTATTTGCCAAGAGATTTACCGCAAGGCCGTTGAAGATATCAAGTTTTCAATCGGTGAGCAGTGGGACGAACAGGCAAAGCGCGGAAGACAGGATCGGCCTTGCCTAGTTGAGAATCGCATTCTCAATACCATACATCAAGTTTGCAATAACCAGCGCCAAAACAGGCCGATGATCAAGGTTTCGCCAAAGCGCGACACAGACGAAACCACGGCAGAAGTTTACAACGGACTGCTCCGGCATATCCAGAGTGAAAGTGATGCAGAATCGGCGTTTGATACCGCTTTCGAAGATGCTGTTCGTGGCTCGGTCGGTGGTTTTCGAATTATCACAGAGTACGAAACAGACGATTCTTTCAATCAGGAAATTAGGATTAAACGCATTGCTGATTTTCAGAGCATGAAAATCCCATATCACTTGTGCGTTGAATCTGACTTCAGGGACATGCCTTATGCGTTTGTGGAGACGACATACCAGAAAGATGACTTTGAAAAGAAATGGCCTGATATTGACATTGATTCATGGCCTTCTACGGCGCGACTAGAGGGCTGGCAGAACGAGGAGACAATAAGAGTTGCTGAATACTATACCATTGATGAAACGTATCACAACCTCTATCTGCACGAAGATGGCAGCATTACCGAAGAGAAGCATGTTGATGAGGACACCGAAGAATGGGGCGAAGTAGCGACCGAAGACGGATCCAACAAGTCTCCCATTGTTCAGACTCGCAAAGCGTGCGACAGGGTAATCAAGTGGTATAAAATTACAGCAGGTGAAATTCTCGACCGTGCTATAATCCCTGGAATGTGGATACCTGTTGTAATAGTTGCCGGTGAAGATATTACCATTTCCGGCAAGCGTGAACTGCTCTCACTTACGCGCAATGCCAAAGACCCGCAGCGGATGTTGAACTACTGGCGCAGCAGTGAAGCGGAGCGCATTGCCCTTGCTCCTAAAGCCCCGTGGGTTGCGGTTGAAGGGCAACTTGAAGGGCGGGAGCAGCTTTGGGCAGATAGCAACAGGTCAAACATCCCAGTTTTGACGTATAAAACCGTCATAGAGGGCGGTGTAATGGCTCCTGCTCCTGCAAGGGCACAACCGGCGCAGATGGATACAGCCATTGTTAACGCGGCCCGTGAAGCCATTGACTCAATCAAAGCATGTACCGGAATCTTTGACGCTTCCCTTGGTGCAACGAGTAACGAGAAAAGTGGCGTTGCAATACGCGCAAGACAGGCGCAGGGTGATTCTAGTAACTACCATTTCTTTGACAACTTTGCACGGGCTTTGCGTCATGCTTGCCGCATAATCATTGACATGATCCCCGCTGTTTACGACACTGAGCGTAAGATTAAGATACTCGGTGAGGACATGAAAGAAAAGATCATCACCGTCAACGGGCAAAGTGAAGATGGGGAAGAGCAGTATAATTTGACCGTTGGAAAATATGATGTGCAGGTTGAGACCGGACCGTCTTTTATGTCACGCAGACAGGAAACGGCTAATAATCTGCAACAGCTTGCGCAGAGTGATCCGGTTATCATTCAGTGCGCCCGTGACCTTGTTTTGAAATATCTTGACCTCCCGACTGAAGTTGTGGAGCGCGCGCAGAAGACTATTGACCCTAAATTCCTTGATAGCGGTAAGCCTGGCGATCCGAAAGTAATTCAGGGACAACTAGCACAGGCAACGCAGCAAGTCCAGCAGCTTGATCAGGTTATTCAGCAAATGAGCGCTGAAAATGATGACATGAAACAGCAGCTAAATGTCAAGTCTGAAGACAATAAAACTCGGCTTGCTATTGCTGGGTTGCAAGCTCAGGTAAATTTGCTTTTGGGACAAATGAAATCCGGTCAAGTTGATAAACAACTATTGCATGAGGCAGCATTAGAATCCATGCGATATGGGAATAGTTTAGAGCAAGGCGAGATTGAGGCACAACGCCAAGCTCAATTGAAATCACAACAGCCTCCGCAGCCGGGCGCGCAGCCTGAGATGGAGTAACGTACATGGATCACGCAGAAGAAGTTACGAACCCGACGTCTAAGGAAGCTCTTGAACTTGCCGCCGCTGCCGCAAAGCCTGCCGAAGAGGCAGAGAAAAAGCCGGTAGAAGGCAAGGAAGAAAAGCCTGCTGAACATCCTGCCGAGAAACCGGCAGAGGGCAAAGAGGGCGAAGAGCAGAAACCGGACGATGAAAAGCCTGAAGAGGAAAGCAGTACCATCAGGCAGATGCGGAAACAGATCAGGGCGCAGCAGAAGATTATTGCGCAGATTCAAAGCGCGCAAAACAAGCCAACTCCTGAACCTCGACCGCAGCGGGATAGCTTCGAATCTGATGATCAGTATGTGCAGGCAGAAGTGGCATTTCAGCTTAGACAGGCGCAATCGGCACCAGCGCAGGTTCCTACGGGGATCAGCGCAAAGGCAAGCGAGATAAGGGAAGTTCACCAGGACTTTGATGAGGCATTGCACGACATCGACCATGTTGTTTTCTCCCATGATTCACAGCAGGTATTGAATCAGGCGGTGGAAACGCTGAAATATGGCGGTGATGTGCTTTACCACATTGCAAAGAACCCTGAGATTGCTGAAGAGCTTTCGATTCTTCCGCCAGCGATAATGGCGACGCGTTTAGGCGAAATCCATGCAGAGATACGACAAACAAAAACAGCACCAAAACCAAAACCTGTATCAAAGGCACCAGCTCCTGCAAATCCTGAAAAGGGTATTTCTCAACCTGAAAAGTCTTACGATGATTGTAAAGATCAGGGCGAGTTTACTGCAATGAGGCGCAAGGAGAAAGAGGCCGCACGTAAAGCGCGGTACGGGTTCTAAAAAAGGATGATTGATTATGGCAAATACAAGGATTACTTCCAGTTTCATTACCCGCGAGTTCCTGAGTGTTCTGCACTCAAATTGCGCGGTTCTGCGTTCAGCGGATACCTCGTGGAATAAGCTCTTTGCGAAGAGTGTCGGGCCTGTTGGTAAGGCTGGTCCCACGATCGGTATTCGTAAACCCGCTCTTGGTTCGATTCGCACCGGCTGGGGCATGGATTCAACGGACATCACCGAAACCAGTGTTGCACTCACGGTTGATCAGGTCGCAGGCGTTGACCTCAACTTCGACGATGCCTCGATGAGTCTGTCAATAGAGGATTTCAGCGAGCGGTATATCACGCCGAACGCTCTGAAGCTCGCTTCGTACATCGATTACACCGTCGGCTCGTACGTTGAACAGAACACTTTCAATACGCAGGCTGTCGATGCTCTCGGCACTGCGCCGAATGACCTCAAGTATTTCATGGGCGCACGGCAGAAGATTTTTGAGAACCTTGCCCCAATGGATGAGCGGCTGAATATCATCATTTCTCCGCGCACTGAGGCAAAGATTGTTCCGGCACTTGCTGGGCAGTACAACCCCCAGAACAACATCAGCGAAATGTACCTCAAGGGGCAGATGAGCAAAGCCCTTAATATGGACTGGTACACCTCGCAGACTCTCCCGGCGCATACGCACGGCACTTGCACGACCGGCACCTCGCCTGCTGTCAGTGGCTACACTGCTGCCGGTACGATGACGATCAGCAACATGACCAGCGGCGGGACTTTGTCCGCGGGCGAAGTGTTCACCGTTTCCACCGTGTACGCTGTCAACTTCGAAACGAAGCAGAGCTATTCAAGCCTGCAAGATTTCGTTGTGACCAGCACGACCACCGGAACCGGCACGAACATCACCGTGGCGGTATCCCCGGCGCTCGTTATCAGCGGCCCGAACCAGAACATCAGCGGAACCCCTGTCGGTGGTACTGTGGTACTTCGTCAGAACACGTCTGGCCAGGTTGTGCAGAATGACCTTGTTCTGCACCCGAAGGCGCTTTCTCTGGCGTTCGTTGACCTTGAGCTGCCGAACAATATGGAAATGGCTTCTCGCGTCTCTGCGGATGGTATTTCAATCCGTTTCCTGCGCGGGTATGACATTGCCAATGCGCGGTATCTCTCACGCATGGACTGCTTCTATGGCCGTGTGATGCAGAGGCCCGAATGGGCAGCGAAGATCATATCGTAGTCTTTGATTGAAATAACGGGGCGCAATCAATGGCCCCAAACTTTGAACAACAAAAAAGGATGGTTATTATGGCAGGACAGAGCATCACAGATACCAGTACGGTTCAGGTCAGTTATGGCACTGATGATGGCGTTACCGTTGCAATCAGTGGCGGT